ACGTCAGGCCTGATGGGCTGATCGAGCCGATTTTCGGACCGGCGGGAACATGCTGGCTGGCCGACCAGTCGCATCTGCATTGTGGGTTAATTCCGGAAAAGCCTCGCCTGCTGCTGTGGGCGCGCTGGGCAGAAAAAATACCTCAAGCGTTCTTCGACGAGAAATTGCCGGTGATACCGTGAGCGACGCCCCCGCCGTCAATATTCGCCGCCCCGATAAAACATGGGACGGCAAGCCATTGGGTCACGTTGAAAAGCTCGAAGGCGACAATCCCCGCCGCAAGGCGCTGGTGACGCATCTGAAGCGCATGAAGACGCTGGCAATGGCGCAGGACGTGGGGCGGGCGATCGGCCAGCAGGCGACAAAGCGAAAAATCGCCGTGGTGAACGCAAACTCCATCCGCTCGCGCCAGAGGCACAGCGAGACGAAGAGGGCGAAGTGACAAAACGTATCGTGCCGCTGGCAGATAGATTTAAAAAATTTGTCGATAAATCCGCCGGGCCAGATGAATGTTGGCCATGGATGGGGAGTCGAGACAGACATGGATATGGCGGAATACGACGCTCCGCAGGATGTGGGCGCATAGCGCCTCCTCTTAAGGCGTATCGGGTGGCGTGGGAACTTGCGGTGGGTCCTATTCCTGCGGGAATGAGCGTCTGTCACCGTTGCGATAATCCGCCATGCTGTAATCCGGCTCATCTCTTTCTGGCCACGCACGCCGAGAATATGGCGGACAAGGTAAGAAAGCGTCGCCATCATCACGGCGACACCCACGCTTTTGCGAAATTAAATTCAGATTTGATAGTGCAAATCCGCAATAGCACAGGTTCCCAGCGAAAGGTTGGTGAGCAATTTGGAGTTTCTCAAACACTTATTGGTCTTATTAAGCGGCGCAAGATTTGGAAACACGTTCCATGAGCAAGAAAGATTTCCGAGACTCCGCATTTTCCGTGGTGCACGATTTAATGCGCGCGGACCCCGACGTGGTCGTGCTCAGCAATGACATGGGAGCAATGGGCCTCGACGAGATCCGCAAGGAATTTCCCCAGCGCGCGATCAACGTCGGCATTGCCGAGCAGAACATGCTCAGCTTGGCGGGCGGCCTGGCGGCGAGCGGAAAGCGCGTGTTCGTTTACGGAATAATCGCGCACCTGATGCGCGCCTGGGAGCAGATCAAGGTCGACATCTGCATGCCCAACCTGCCGGTGACGATTCTGGGTGTGGGCGCCGGCCTGTCCTACGGCCCCGACGGCCCGACGCACCATGGCACCGAGGACGTCGCCCTGATGCGCGTGCTGTCGAACATGACGATCTATAACCCCGCCGACTGGGTGTGCACCGAGGCGTGCGTGCGGATGGCCTACGAGGCGAGGACCCCGCACTACATCCGGCTCGACAAGGAGCAGTTGGGGGCGATTTACCGGCCAGAGCAACCGTTTGATGGCGGATATTGTGTGTTCGGCACTAGCGCTGCGGCGATCGTCACGACAGGCATCGAGACGCAGCGCGCCCTACGGAGACCGTCCGGCATGGTGGTCGACGTATACCGCCTCAAGCCGATCGCGCCGCAGCTCCGGGAATTCCTCCGCACCACCGATATTCTGGAAGTGTGGGACGAGCACCACCCGATGGGCGGGCTCGCCAGCATTATTGCCGAGGTCACGGCCGATTTCGCGCTCAAGGGCCTGCCGGACAAATTCCTGCTGGGAGCGACGGTGCGCGAGCCTATTCCGGACAAGCCGCTGGCGTGGTTCGACGACGGCTACGGCATACCTTTCGGCGGGTGACGGAGCATGCAGAAAATCGTTGAGCGTGAACCAACGCGTGGCGTCTGCGTCGTCAATGAGGGCGCTCTTTGTCCCAACACCTGTGCCCGCGAAGGCCAATGCTTCTGGACACCATCACATATTGGAATCGTCGGCCCAGAAACGCGCCTGACTCTCGACGGCAGGATTTACCACTGGTGGAAAGACGGCGGTATCTGGCTGACTTTCCTGACGTGGTTTCTCCTTTTTGAATCGATCTTTGTGGCCGCTCTCATAATCCGTCTGGTGTGGTGATGGACCTCCAACTGACCGGCAAGCATGCGTTGGTGACGGGCGGCAGCCACGGCATCGGCTTTGCGATCGCCCGGGCGCTGGCCCAACAGGGCTGCGCCGTGACGATCATGGCGCGGAACTTGGAACGGCTGGAGGCGGCGCGGCAGGAATTGATTATTTATGGCACGGAAATTCGCGCATGGGAGGGCGACGCAAAATATGGCGGATGGTCATCTATTGAGGTCGATATCCTCATTAACAACGTCGGCGGCGGCGGTCGCTGGGGAAGCGAGATCGCCGAAGAGACTGGCTCCGAAGTATGGGATGAGGTCTCGCGGAAGAATTACGGCATCGCGGCTGAATTGACGATGGCGGCAATCCCACGCATGCGGAAAAAGAAATGGGGCCGCGTCGTCACAATCACCAGCATCCTTGGAGGCAAGGAGGGCAACGGGCGCCCATGGTTCGTGGTGGCAAAGGCCGCGCAGACCGCCCTGATGAAGTCCCTTGCCAGCCAGTCCTACCTCGCCCGCGACGGCATCACCTTTAACAGCGTGGCGCCTGGCCTGATCGACGTCGGCAAGCCGGGGCTGGGCAACGAAGAATTGCCGCTTGGGCGGATGGGCAGGCCCGAAGAGGTGGCGAACGTGGTCGCGTTCCTGTGCAGCCCACTCGCGAGCCTCGTAAATGGGGCGAATATTGTCGTCGATGGCGGCCAAAGCCGTGCGATTTAACCGGAGAAAATGATGCGAGATCTGCCCCCCAACGTAGCCCAAGCCATTGCCGGCAATCAGAAGAAACTGATGCCACTGACCTCGCAGCAGATCATCGACCAGTTGAGCGCGCTCGGCGTAAAGGCGGCAACGGAGGGCTTCCCAGAGGTTGCTCGAGCTGCCCTGCTGCGAGCTCTGGCCGAGGAGCGCCGCCCCGACATCGTGGCCAATGCCGCCAATGCCTGCAGGCTGTGCTGGCGCTTCGATGAGGCCCACGCCCTGATGGAGGAGGCCCTGGCGTCGGCGCCGTCTGATGGACGCTATTGGGCCACCAAGGGTCTATTGCTGCTCGAGCAGAGCAAGTTCCAGGAAGCCGCCCTAGCGTTCGATGAGGCATTTTCGCGAGGCTCATCGAACCTGCATTTCACGAAGGTCGGGAGGGCGTTCGCCTATCTCGGCGCCGGCCGCTGGAAAGAGGGCTTTGAAGCATATGAGACGCGGTTCGACATCAACCCGCCGATCCCGCACGAGATGCCGCGGTGGAAGGGCGAATCGCTGGCCCGCTCGACGCTGCTGGTCGAGGCCGAGCAGGGGTTGGGCGATTCGATCATGTTCTCCCGGTTTCTCGATCGCATCGAAGGCAACTACGTTTTCAGCGTTCAGGCGCAGTTGCTGGGCCTTTTCCCGCAGGCTAGGCGGTTGGGTGAAGAGGTGCGGGCGGATTACTGGATCCCGCTGATGAGCCTACCCACGATCTTGGGGGCCGATCTCAGTTATCGCCCGATTCAACCGCGGCGCTATTTGCCGGTCGAGACCGACCTGAACACGAGCATGAACGTCGGAGTGTTCTGGAAGGCCAAGGCGGCTGGCAGCGGCGGCCCGCAGGAAGCCAAGCACGGCGAGCAGAAATCATGCCCGCTGCCGATGCTGCTCGACCTCGCAACAATTCCGGGCGTGCGCCTGCATAGCCTTCAATTCGGGGAGACCGCCCAATCGGCCTGGGGCATCATCAACGAGCTGCCGATCTACGATTTCGCCGACCTCGCGTCCTACATGAGCCAGATGGACATGATCGTCGGGGTCGACACGGCGCCGATCCACTTGGCGGGCATGATGAACCGGCCTACGCTGCTGCTGTTGTCGGCCAGCGGTTCCTGGCAATGGGGTTCCGCCGAGCGCTCACCGTGGTATTCTACCCTTCGCATCCTGCGCCAGCGCAAACATGGTGAATGGGAGCCGGTGATCGCGGAGGCCAAGGCGATCATTGCGGGCTTGATGGAAGAAAATGCAACGAATTCAGGAGGTTAGATGGCTCGTGCAATCCAGACCGTGATCGATGCAGGCGGCCACGTCTCCATCGTTCTCCACGAGACGCCCCAGGCGCTGGAGCAGGCGGCCGACCAACTGGAATCCAGCATCGTCCCGCCATCGACCTTCGACCTTGGCCTGCTGTGCGCGGCCCTGATGCGCCGCATCGCCGTGCTGGAGCGCGCCCGTGGCTGACCTCACCACCGACGAGCGCTTGCAGCTTTTCATCGACCGCTTCCGCGCGATCGAGCGCAACCATCACCTGATCACGCCGGCCAAGTTCACCCCGATGGAATACGCCCGCCGGGACCAGCTCCTCGCCAAGATGAACTGGGAGATGAACACGGCCATGTGGGAGCATGCGCGTGCCTGACAACGACGCGCCCGACTGGCTGAAGAACTACAATCCGTTCGACAGGGCGCGCCAAACCCTTGTTTGGTTTGAGAAAAGTGCCGACCCGGTGCAGAAGGAAGCTTTCCTGATCCTCATGCTTGCCGTCCGCGCCGAACGCGACCTCAAACCCGAGGCCGTTGCGGAGCGTTTGCGCCGTTTCGATGCCGCCGTCCAATACTGGCGGGTCAATGTCCTGCAGGCATAGGCATGGCCACGCCCCGTAAAAAGCCCGAGGACAAGCTCAAGACCGGGCGGCGCTCGACTTACGACCCAGACTTCCACCCCGAGCAGGCATTTCGGTTTTCATTGCTTGGCTCTACAGACAAACAGATGGCCGAAAGCTGGGGCATTTCTGTTGTCACACTCAATGCGTGGAAGATTAAATATCCGGCGTTTCTTAAGTCCTTAAACGATGGGAAGGCGCCCGCCGACAGCGAAGTTGCTGCTACATTGCGCATGCGCGCCAAGGGCTTTTACCAGCGCGTTTCCAAGGTCATGGTGATCAACGGGAAGGTTAAAATCGTCAAGTACGACGAGTATTTCCCACCCTCGGACACTGCAGGCATCTTCTGGCTCAAGAACCGTCAACGCGAGACCTGGCGCGATGTTCAGCGCAACGAGCACACCGGCAAAGATGGGGATGCCATCAAGACAGAGGTCCAATCGACGGTGATCATTGATGCGTCGAAGCTGGACCCTGACGCGCGGGAGGCGTTGCGGGCGGCGCTGAAGGCGGCCAAGGGATAGGGAGCATATTGACAATATCGAGAATGGCGACGATATTGACGATATGATTAAAACGAAGCCGGAGTCCAAGCATGAGCGCCCCAGGTCTCACGGCCCGAAAGTGGGCCGTGCTCAGAGACAGGGTTCTGCAGGCAATCAAGCAGGCGAAGACGGACCCACGCCGGTTAAGCCATCGGCAACGGAAGATACTGGCGGAAGCGGCCGAGAGTTGGATCGAGATGCTGCGGCCGATCTTAGGCTAGCATCGCCATTCCCTCTGCAATTGACCGAGCGCCAGTTATTCATGGTTGAGCAGCGGCGCATCCAGCTTGGGCTTCGCAGCCGATCGGAGACGATCCGCAAGCTGCTCGAGGAGGCCCTGCGATGATGGAATGGCTTCCCCCTCTTTTCGCGCTCGGCCTGCTGCTGAGCGGTGTGTGGATGATCGTTCGCGGATGGAGCAACTGACATGAAGATTGTAACTGCGCTCGCGCTGGCGGGCGTGCTGATGTCGCAGACGGGCTGCGCCGTGCTGCTGACGGGCTACCTGATCGGCGATTCGATGGCGCGGAGCAAGGCGACGGAGACGTGCCGGTCGAACCTGGCGGTGACGAACCAGGCGCGGATTGCGAAGGGGCAGGAGCCATTTCCTGACCAGTGCGCCAAATGACCGCCGCCGATCGCCACCGCTTGGCCGCCTGTCAGACCGACCCGCGATGGGCCGCCGAGGTCTATGGCTTCGTGCTTGTGCCGCGGGAGCCGTCCGATGCTGCGCTTGAGGCCGGGGTGGCGGCGCTGGGCGACATGGCGTTCTTCGGGCATTCGCTGGCTGACTTCCGGCGTATGTGGACGGCGACGATCAGGGTGATCGAGGCAGGAGGGTAAGATGGACCAACGGAAACTGCGTGAGGCGATTGATCGGTTGCGTACTACGGCGGTTAATCCATTGCCGAGCGACGACATAGTCCGCGTGCTTGTAGCCGCCGAGGCTTACCTGAAGTCCCTCCCGCCCTCGATGTGGACGGTGAAGGCATGGACGCATCCCGACCGCCCCTGCGAGTCGTGGAGCTTCGATCGGCAGGACGAAGCGCGGCATTACGGGGCTCGCCTGCTGTCTGCTCTGAAGTATTGCCGGGTCGAGATCGAGGTGCCGCGATGAGCCAGGACCACGACAAGCTGCGCGAGGAACTCAGTAGAGCCCGCAGCGCTTGATCGCCTTCCGGTCCGCGCCTTCCTCATGAAAGGCGCCGTGATATAGTTGGCCTATGCCAAGTCATATTTCCTTCCAGGGCCAGCTTCTCGACATCGACGCCAATCTGCGTGAGATCGAGCGGTGGGATAGCGAGGAGTCGCTGGCGCATTTCCTGAAGACGTTCTGGAAATACATCGACCCGGCTGAGTTCAAGGATGGCTGGGTGATCGACGCGATCTGCGACCATCTCCAGGCGGTGGTGGACGGCGAGATCCGGCACCTGATCCTGAACATCCCGCCGCGCACGCTGAAGTCGAGCCTGTGTAGCGTGGCGTTTCCTGCCTGGGTGTGGGCGCAGCGCTTCCGCAGCCATACCAGCGGGCCGGGCGTGAAATTCCTGTACGCTTCATATGCCGAGCGCCTGTCCAAGCGAGACAGCGCCCGCTGCCGGCGGGTGATCGATAGCCCGCTGTATCAGCACTATTGGAGCGATCGGTTCACCATCAACCCTGACCAGAACACCGTGCAGCGGTTCTCCAACACGGTCGGGGGCGAGCGGCTGATCACGTCAATCGGCACCAGTGCCACGGGCGATGGCGGCGACATCATTGTAATTGACGACCCGAATGCTGCGGATGATGCCGAGAACGAGGAGGCCGCCAGCATCGAGAAGACGCTGGAATGGTGGCACGGCACGATGCCGACGCGCCTCAACGATCAGGACAAGAGCTGCTACATCGTGGTCCAACAGCGCATTGCCGAGAACGACCTGACCGGCGACATCCTGTCGAACAACATGGACGACTGGACGCATGTGATGATCCCGATGCGCTACGAGTGGGAGCGGCACAGCGTCACGAGCATCGGCTGGAACGATCCTCGAGGCTGCGACGATGACGGCGAACCCCTGGTCGTGGTGGACGAGAGCGGCGAGCGGCAGCCTCGGGACGAGGACGCGATCGAGGCATTGAAAGAGCGCGAGGGCACGTTGATGTGGCCCGAGCGGTTCTCGGATACGGCCATCGCCTCGCTCGAGGGGCGCCTGCTGGAGTGGCGCACGGCGGGCCAATTGCAGCAATCCCCGATGCCGAAGGGCGGCGGCATCATCAAGCGGGAGTGGTGGCTGAACTGGAAGGACGAGTTTCCGCCGTTCAGTTACATTCTGGCGTTTCTCGACACGGCCTACACTGAGAAGACCGAGAACGACCCGAGCGCGATTACGGTATGGGGCGTGTTCCAGCATGACATGGTCGCGCATTATCCGCAGGGCGTCCTGAACGTGGCGCAACGGACCTACACGATGCAGTCGCCCAAGGTGATGCTGATCGACGCCTGGAGCGACCGTCTGCCCATCCACAAGCTGGTCAACCGGGTGGCGAAGACCTGCACACTGCGCAAGGTCGACAAGCTGCTGATCGAGAACAAGGCGTCGGGGATCTCAGTGTCGCAGGAGCTTCGGCGCCTGTTTGCCAACGAGCCATGGTCGGTGCAGTTGAGCGATCCCAAGTCCCTGGACAAGATGGCCCGGCTTTATTCGGTCCAGCACATGTTCGTAGAGGGCATGGTGTTCGCGCCGGACCGGGAATATGTCGAGCCGGTGATCGCGGAGTGCGAGGTTTTCCCCAAGGGCAAGCACGACGACCTGGCGGATACGACGTCGGGAGCGCTCCGGCATTTGCGCGATTTGGGGCTGTTGCAGCGTCCGCCGGAGGTCCGGTACGATCTGGAGGAGGACATGCGGCACGGGATGCAGCGGGCGCCTAGCCCCCTATACCCTTCGTGATATAATTCGTCATGGGCGCAAAACACGGTTCTCCGAAAGAGCGGCTGGAGCGGCATATCGACAAGTCTGGGGGTCCAGACGCTTGTTGGCCGTGGATGGGTGCTTCCACTCGACTCGGATACGGCACGTTCCAAGGTCCCCTTTCCCCTACGCCCTACTAGGTTTAGTATCGCGCCATGCAGACCCAGCGGGAAGCCATCGAAGCCGGGGAAGATCCTTGGACCGAGGCCGCCGAGACATTCGAGCGCGCCACCCACATGCGCGTGGTGGTTCCGGACGAGACCTGTGACTGCCTGGCGTGCCATGTGGCGCGGATGTACCTGCTGCCGTTCCTGCCGGTGACGTGGCACTGATGCTCTGGCCAAAATTCAGTGAGAACGGTCGAACATGGCGCACGATTGGTGTTTGGTTGCCGCTTCCCGGGAATATCTATTCCTTCTGGTCTGTTGAGCGACTTGTCGCCAAATATAGAGGCTGGACGTAATGCCTGACGGCCTGTCCTCAACCCTGCGCCTTGGCCAGCAACTCGACATGCCGGAGGAAGAGCCGGAGATCGAGATTGGCGACAATGAAGGTCGCGAGGTCGAGAACTACGACGAGAGCGGCAACCTGCTGACGATCGAGTTTCCCGACGGCAGCATCGAGATCAACATGGGCGGCCTGAGTGGTGCCGCCGACCCTAACAAGCCGCCGCCCGGCTGGTTCGACAACCTTGCAGACGGCCATATCGACGATATGGAGCTTGGCCTGATCGCCGAGAGCATCCTGCGGGGCATCGAGGAAGACGATACATCCCGCAAATCCTGGCTAGAGGACCGCGCCAATGGCATTAAGCTTCTCGGCCTCAAGCTCAATGTTCCAGGAGTTGGTGGAAGCCCTGAAGGAGCGCCAGTGGATGGCATGTCCACGGTGCGACATCCCCTTCTTGCCCAGGGTGTCCTCAACTTCCAAGCTAACGCACGTTCTGAACTGCTCCCCACTGACGGCCCGGCAAAAATCCGGGACGACAATCCCGCAGCCTCCACAGACGAAGACGAGCTAGCCGAGGCGTTCGAGAAGGACATCAATCACTACCTGACGGTAACGGCGAAGGAATACTACCCGGACACCGACCGCATGCTGATTCCGCTATCGCTGGGCGGGACGTCGTTCAAGAAGGTCTATTTCTGTCCGATCCGCCAGCGGCCGGTGAGCGAGACGGTCGATGCCGAGGACCTGATCGTCAACGACTCCGCGACCGACCTGCAGAACGCCAAGCACATCACGCACAAGATCGACATGCCGCCCAACACGGTGCGGCGCATGCAAATCCTCGGCGTCTATCGCGACATCCAGCTCGGCACGCCGCAAGAACCGGAGATGAATGCGGTCGATCGCGAGAAAAAGGAACAGCAGGGGCTGAGCCAGGGCGGTTCGATCAATCTCGACGATCGCGACCGCGAGATACTGGAGTGCTACTGCGAGCTCGACCTGAAGGGCTTCAAGCACAAGCACAAGGGCAAGGAGACCGGGCTCGAGGTTCCGTACCGCGTCACGATCGACAAGACGTCGCGACAGATCCTCGCGCTGGTGCGAGACTACAACAAGGACACCGAGCGGCTGCCCGAGCGGCGCCGGACGTTCGTGAAGTACACGTTCATCCCGGGCTTCGGGTTCTATGACATTGGCTTCCTGAACATCCTGGGCAACACGACCAATGCGCTGACGGCGGCATGGCGCGAGTGCCTGGATGCCGGCATGTTCGCGTCGTTCCCGGGCTTCCTGTTGGCGGACAGCGGAGCGCGGCAGAACACCAACATCTTCCGCATCCCTCCGGGCGGCGGCCAGATCGTCAAGACCGGCGGCATGCCGATCAATCAGGCGGTGATGCCGCTGCCCTACAAGGACCCGTCGCCGGGCCTGCTGAAACTGATCGAGGTGATGACGGCGGGCGGCGAGAAGTCGGCGGGCGTGGCGGCGTTGAACGTCGGCGAGGGCAAGGCGGACATGCCGGTGGGCACGATCCTTGCCATCATCGAGCAGGCGACAAAGGTCGAGAACGCTATCCACAAGCGGATGCACGCGGCACAGGCCGAGGAGCTTCAGTTGCTGGTGGAATGCTTCCGTGAGCATCCGGAAAGCTTTTGGGAGCGCAACAAGCGACCGGCGCGAAAGTGGTCCGAGGAGATATTCCGCAAGGCGCTCGACACGTTCGACCTCGTGCCCCAGGCCGACCCGAACACCTCGAGCCACACGCAGCGAATTATGAAGGCGGTGGCGCTGAAGCAGATGGCCGAGCTGGGCAAGGACCGCTACGACATGAACGCGGTCGACAAGCGGGTGCTGACGACGATCGGCTATTCGCAGCCGGAGCAGTTCCTACTGCCGCAGCCGACGCTCAATCCGCAGGCCGAGTTCGCGAAGGGCAAGCTGGCGATCGAGGGCAAGAAGGCGGATGCCTCAATGCTGTCGGCGCAGGCGAACATGACGAAGGCGCAGAAGGACGGCCTGTCGGGCGGCAAGACGCCGGAGGAGATGGCGCTCGAGAAGCAGAAGCTTGCGCTGTCGGCGCAGAGTGAACAATTCAAGCAGCATCGCGCTGGGATCGAGGACCAGAACCGCGATCAGGACCGCCAGGCCGACCTCCTGAAGGCATCCATGGGCCTTGAGAAGGAAGTGTTGCAGCAGGGCCAGGAACACGCGCACGATATGAACCAGCAGGCGGCGGACCATGGCCACGAGCGGGCAACGCAGTTGATCGACCATGCGCAGGAGCAGGCGATGCAGGCGAACGCGCCGGAGCCCAAGAGCGGGGAATGAGCAAGCGGGCCATCCGCAATGCGCTGTTCGTGGCGCGGCGCAAGCGGGATGCGGGCGGCGGCCTGACGGAACCGGCCCGATTGTGTAATATTAAATCAAAGCGGAGGCTCTGATGAGCGAGATGGCAAAGACCGCGCGTGCGGCGATGAAGGCGAAGGCGCACCGCATGGCGGGGCCTGGCAGCGACAAGGGCAAGCGGATTGACGCTTCGGGCTGGAGCGAGCCGACCGACATGCGAACCAACGCTCCGACCGGCATGCGCCCAGTGAGCCGGCGCCAGTTCAAGGACGGCGGCGCCGTATCGGGCAAGAAGGCCGCCACCCGAACCGATCGCAAGAGCCGCGCCGATGTCTGGACGAATCGCGATGTGCGCGCCGCGAACCACGAGATTGCCGCTCCCCACATCGGCGGCTTCAAGGATGGCGGGGCGACGAACTTCCGCAAGCAGGCGCACGGCATGATGGGCATGGCCGAGAACATGCACGGTCGCCGGAACGGGATCGGCAAGTTCCACCGCAGCCACAAGGCGACGGGCGGCTCGACCAATTACGATGACATCGCCGGGATGCGTCCGAAGGGCGACCGCGAGCCGCGCGCGAAGGGCGGCAAGACCAAGGGCAAGACGAACATCGTGATCGCGATCAATGCGGGCGGCCATGACAAGCAGCAGCCGCCGATGGGCATGATGCCGCCGAAGGCGCCGCCGCCCCCGCCGCCGATGGCCCCGCCGCAGGGCGCTGGTGGCCCCCCGCAGGGCATGGGCGCACCTCCGGGCATGGGGATGCCCCCTGGGATGCCGATGCCGCGCAAGTCGGGTGGCCGCACGAAGCGCGAGGGAGGCGGCGGTGTCAGCCCGCAACCCGTCTACAAGAGCCTCATCCCGTCATACGGTGCGGCCGTACAGCGCGAGAAGGAATCCGAACTGAATACGCCAGAAGGCAATGCCCGCCGCATGGAGGGCAATGAGCGTCGGCTGAAAGGCCGCTATGCCGGCGGCAAGGTCGTGGGCGCCAAGTATCCGGACGCGAGCGCATCGAAGGCCGAGAACACGAAGTCAGCGGAGACGATGAAGGTCGGCGCCGGGGGCGGATTGGGTCGTCTGGCCAAGAGCTCGATCGCCCGCAAGGACGGGTTCAAGCCTGTATGAGCATCGGAGGCAGGGTGGTGGGCAGCCATAACAACCTGTAGCCGATAGGGGCGGCGGGGTCCGTTTTCTCCCCCTGCCGCCCCGCTTTCTGGAGATTTTGATGGCAGCATTCACGATCGACGGGCGGGCGCTGGAGAACGCGCTGAAGCTGATCGAGGCGGACCTGGCCGAGAAGACGGAGATCGTGCAGCACGGACATCCGAGCGCCGTCCCCGATTTCGCGATCTACCAGCGCTATGTCGGGCACATCATGGGCCTGATGGCGGCGAAGGATTTCATCACCCAAGGGCGCGAGGAAGCGCAAAAAGAGGAGGCTGGCTATCGAGGCCAGGTGACAAGCTAGATGGGCGTATCCCTGATTCTGCCGAAGTTGAAGAAAAGCGCGGGCGAGCTCCGCAAGGAAATGCTGGACAAGCTGGGCGACATTTCCGGCCTGCACGTCTACCACAACTGGACGCTGGGCATGATCTACACGCCCGACAAGGTTGGCAGCCTCTACCGCGCCGATCAGTCCAAGGACGAGGATAAGTGGCAGGGCAAGGTCACGCTGGTCGTGAAGATCGGCCCGAGCGCTTTCCGCAATACCGCCGACGGCGCGTGGACGTGGGATCCGCCGATCGCCCCGGGCGACTGGGTGGTCAGCCGCGCGTCCGATGGCGTGAATCGCCTCGTCAACGGCCAGATGTGCCGCCTGTTCCGGGACACGACGGTCACGGAAAAGGTCGACCATCCGGACAACATCTACTGAGGAGAGGAATTATGCCCGAGGAGAAAGAACCGGAAGTTGAGATCGTGGACGGCCCGATCGAAACCACCGAGGTCGAGACCAAGAAAGAGGGCGGCGACGATGCCACCAAGATCGTCACTGCCGACGAAGGTGCGGCCGAACTGAAGCGCAAGCTGGCCGAGGAGCAGAGCCGCCGCGAGGCTGCCGAGGCTGCGGCGCGCACGGCAACCGAAGTGGCCCGCACGGCGACCGCGGCCGTTGAAGACGGCGAGATGCGCGAGATCAACGCCGCCATCGCCACATCCAAGAGCAATCTCGATATCGCCAAAAACCAGTACCGGCAGGCGCGAGCGAACGGCGATATTGACGCCGAGGTCGAAGCGACGGAGGCGATCGCCCAAGCCAAGGCGGACTTGAACGCGCTCGAGGCGGGCCGCCTTGCCCGCGAGCAGGCCAAGAAGAACCCGCAGCCGGTCATCCGCCAGGCCGCCGATCCGGTCGACATGCTGGCGCAGGACATCGGGCAGAACTGGCCCAAGTCAGCCGACTGGATCCGTGCCAACCGCGATATCGTGCGCAAGGACTGGGGGGCCGTGCAGTCGGCCAGCAACATGGCGATCCGGGCGGGCAAGGCGGCCGACACACCGGAGTATTTTGCCCACGTCGAACGGCTGCTACGCGATAGCGGCGTCATGGCGGCGGCGTCAACCAATGGGACCGGAAACGGTCACGCCGAGGAAGTCCAGCGAACCGAGGAGAATGCCATGTCCCAAGCGTCCCGCCCTGTCGCGCCGGCCGCGGCACCCGTGTCCCGTAATGGCGGTGGCCCGGGTCAGCCCCGACCCGGGGTCATCCGCCTGACCCGTGACGAGGCCGAGATGGCCGAACTGTCCTATCCGCATCTGGTCCAGAAGGAGGGCAAGGCTGCGGCGCATCGTGCCTACGCTCAGGCCAAGCAGGACGCCCGCGCCAACGGCAAGATGAACTGAGGAGCCGAACATGACCGAAGCAGCACCCAAGCGCGGCCGAGGCCGCCCTCGCAAGCACCCGGAGCAGGCGTCTCAGAAAGCCCCAGCGGCCCCGCAGGCGGCTTCCGTCGCGGCATTGGCCCCGGCACAGCCTGCCGTCGGCCTATCGGCCCTGACGGCCCCGCCAGCCCCACAGGCACCGCCTCTAGCTGCCCCTGTGGCCGTTGATCCCGTTCAGCGTCCAGAGCAGCGCCCGGAATCGCCCCGCATGGCCGAAGTCCGCGCCGAGGACCCCCGTGCCGAAGCCGAGCGTATCGCCAATGAGTGGTTCGGCCATCTCGACTCGCTCGGCCCGCAGCGGGACAAGTACCACATCGACCCGCACAAGTTCCCCGACGGCTGGACCTACGAATGGAAGACATTCACCGTGGTCGGCAAGGAGAACCCGCAGTATCAGGTGCAGCTCGCCCGCGCCGCCTGGCGCGCCGTGCCGGTCAGCCGTCACCCCGAACTCATGCCGAGCGGCTGGGACCCAAACAGCGCCATCATCATCGACGGCATGATGTTGATGGAGCGGCCGAGCAAGATTACCGAGTTCCAGAAGATGCAGGACCAGCGAGCGGCCAAGGCGCCGATCGACAACATCCGGGCGAAGCTGGCCGGCGCGCCTCCGGGACAGTTGCCGCGCGATGCAGACCCGCGCACGGCGCCGAAGATCAACACGACCTATGGTGCGCCGGATTTGGCGGCGAAGGTCGGCTAGAGGGGCTCCTCGGTTCCTGTGTGCCGAGGGGTTTTTGCAAAGGCCCGGACTTCGTGAGCCGGGCCTAATTTTGTCCATCCTTTATTTTCGCTCCCGCGTAAGCGATACTACCCCTAGTGCCGCCCCCGGCGTGGCGGCTGAATATCTTCTCCCCCATCGGCCCCGGTGTGCTGGAAGGTGGAGCGCAGGCGGCATGCTGTGGCCGGTCCCACCAATCTGAGCGGCACCTATGATTTTTTCCCGACGCTCGGGGAATTGGTCATTTATGCCTTCAATAATGCGCAGATCAGGCCGACGTCGCTGACGCAAGAGCACATGGTTTCGGCCAAGCAGGCCACGAACATGATGCTGGCGCGCTGGGCCAACCAGGGGGTGAACCTCTGGGAAGTGAAGCTGGCGACGATTGATCTCGTGGAGGGCACGGCGACCTACACGGTGCCGACCAACACGGTAACAGTGCTCGACGTCTATGCCCGCACGCAGCAAGGCAGCGATCCGCCGGTTGATCGCCCGCTGCTGCCAATCTCGCGCTCCGAATATTCGACCTATGCCAACAAGACTCAGCAAGGCGTCACGACCGTCTACTGGTTCGACCGCCTGTTGGCGCCGACGCTGACGTTCTGGCTGGTGCCGGACGGCCAGACGTTCCAGCAGGTCCAATATTACTACGTCACGCAGATGCAGGACTCGAACCTGATCGGCGGTCAGCAGCCGGACATCCCGTATCGCTGGCTCGAGGCGTTCGCCGATGGGCTCGCCTATCGTCTGGCGCGCATTTGGAAGCCCGAAATGGCCGTCGCCCTGAAAGCGGGCGCGGACGAATCCTACCAGATCGCGGCGACACAAGACGTCGAGCAGGCCGCGCAATACATCACGCCCGACACATCGAGCTATTGGAGAACCTGATGGCTTATGCCTCAAAGAGCGGCCGGGCGCGGACTGATCCATCGAATCCGCGGGCGTTCGGCGTTTGCATGCGTTGCGGGCTCTGGTGGAATCGGCATCGCATCGCCGATCAATATGACTGGCGCGGCACGTCTTTGGCGAACTTGTATGTGCTGGTATGCCCGCCGTGTATGGACAGGCCCCAGCCGCAACTCAAGGCCATCGTCCTGCCGGCGGATCCTGTGCCGGTGTACCGCGCGCTGGTGGAACCCTTCTTTGACGACGAGGTCTAGGATGCCGCGGTGCATTCAGGGCAACTCGGTTGATGCTGTGACGGGCATTCCAATTCGCGGCGGCGCGGTGCGAGTGACGCAGAACGGGATGATCCGGGCGACGCAGACGACTGGCGAGTCGCCTGGGGGGCTGAACACGGCGCCCGGGTCGCTCAATCCCGCGCCAGCCGGGCAGTCGCTGACGTATCCCTACGGCTTCCTGACCGTGCCTCTGACGGGACCGCTGACGTGAACTACGCCGAATATGTCACGACGGTTTCGGAGTTGGCGGTCATTGTGCCGCCATCGACGGACTTCCTCGCCATCCTGCCGAACGCGATCGACTACACGGAACTGCGCATCCAGCGCGATCTGGATTTGCTGGCGACGGTAAGCAGCAACACGACATTCGCCCTGACGGCCAATACGCGAGCGATCACCTTCACCGAGGGCACGTTCGTCACGATACAGAACGTCAATATCCTGACGCCGGTTGGCACATCGAACCCCAATGCGGCGACGCGCAATCCGTGCCTGCCGGTGGCGAAGGAAGTGTTGGACTATACGTGGCCGAGCAGCGCAGGGGCTGCGATCCCGTCGCAGTTCGCGATGTTCAATCAAAACACGCTCTATTTCGGTCCGTGGCCCGACATGGGCTACACGGTCGAACTCGTCGGCACGGTGCGCTTCACGCCGCTGTCGACGACCAACACGACGAACTTCCTTTCGCTGTACTTCGCTGATCTCTACGTCCAGGCGTCGATGATCTACATCTCGCAATACCAGCGTCAGTTCGGCGCCGCAGCGAACGATCCGCAGATGCCGGGGTCATATGAGATGCAGTATCAGACGCTATTGAAGTCGGCCGAGGTCGAGGAGCAGCGCAAGAAGTTCGCGAGCGCGGCGTGGACGTCGCAGTCGCCGTCGCCCGTGGCCACGCCGACGCGCTGATGGCAACCGCTTCTCTCAAACTGCTTCCGGGCGTCGATACCAACCGAAGTCAGGCGCTCAACGAGGCAGCGATCTCCTCGTGCAACCTGATCCGGCTGTGGAAGGATCGGCGGGGCGAATCGCTGGTGCAAAAGTTGGGCGGGTGGACCAAGTTCTACCCCTCGCAGATGCCGGCGATCCCGCGCCAGCTTTGGCCATGGCAGGACCAGAACCATGGCAAGCACCTGGGCATCGGCTGCTCTACGGCGGCGGATACGACGCTGGGCGGTCCGCTGATGATCCTGACCAATGGCGCGCTGAACACGATCACGCCGATCGTGCGGCTGGACAACGTCGCCCCGGAGGTCACGACCAGCACAGTCTCGAGCACGGTGTTCATCACGGATGCTGGGTCGAACATCAACAATTACACGGCGGTCTTTGTCGCGACGCATATTTCGGTCGGGGGCATCATCGTCTTCGGCTTCTTTTTATGCAGCGGAGTGAGCCCCAACCAGTTCGCGGTGAACCTCACCAACATTCTGGGCAATCCGATTTTCCCGACGGCAAACATCACCAATGGTGGCGTGGTCGCCCTGTTCACGGTGGTGCTCAACAATTCGACCGTGCAGGTCACGCTACCCAATCACGGATATTCCGTGGGCGATACCTATCCGTGCCTGGTGAGCACGACAGTCGGCGTAATTACGATTTACGGCGACTACATCATCCAGAGCGTGACCGACGCGAATAACTTCGTCATTCAGACGGGCGGCGAGGCGACCAGCAGCACCAGCGGGTATATCAACGGCGGCAACGCGCAATACGACTTCTTCGTCGGCATCGGGCCTCTGCCTCCAGGCACTGGCTATGGCGTGGGTGCCTATGGTGCGGGCGGATACGGGACGGGCATCAGCCCCGTCGAGCCGACTGGCTCCAACATGGAGGCCGACGATTGGGCGCTTGATAACTGGGGCGACATCTTCGTGGCGGTGGCTTCCGGCATTCAGGTGAGTTCCGACACTACGGAGCCGTCCGGCAGTCCGGTGTTCCTGTGGAACCCTCTGGCGCCGACGCCTGTTGCCTTGGCGCTCGCAGCGGGACCATCGGCCAATGACGGCTGCTTCGTCGCGATGCCGCAGCGGCAGATCGTGTGCTGGGGATCTACCTTCACCGGCATTCAGGACCATCTCCTGCTGCGCTGGTGCGACATCAACAATTACAACGTCTGGATCGCGCAGCCGACCAATCAGGCAGGTTCCTACCGCATTCCGCGCGGGTCCAAGATCGTGGGCTGCATTCAGGCGGCGAACCAGGCGCTGGTGTTCACCGATCTCGCCGTCTGGTCGATGCAGTATATCGGACAGCCATTTGTCTATGGCTTCAACGAGATCGGAACGGGTTGCGGGCTGATTGCTCCAAAGGCCGCGGTGTCCATGAACGGCATCATCTACTGGATGTCGCAGTCCCAGTTCTTCTCCATGCCGAACGGTGGTGGCGTTTCTCCGATGCCATGTTCGGTGTGGGATAATGTTTTCCAGCTTATGGATCAGAGCAAGCTGAGCAACATCCGCGTTGCGCCGAATTCGCGCTTCAACGAAATCACTTGGTATTTCACGTCGACCAGCAGCGCGAGCGGCGAGAATGATATGTACGTGAAGTACAACATCACCATGGGGCCGGATGCCGGTTGGGATTACGGTACTCTTGGCCGCTCAGCATGGACGAACCAGAGCGTGCTGGGGCCGCCGATCGGCGCCGATCCGACGAGCCTGTATCTCTACCAACACGAGACGTCGAACGACGCCGACGGCCAGTCGATCAATGCCTTTTTCCAGACCGGCTATTTCGAGATCGGCGACGGACAGATGCAGACGTTCGTCGATTTTATTCTGCCGGACATGATCTACGGCATGACCGGGCAGGCACAGAACGCGACGATCCTGATCACGTTCTATGTGGCGCAGTATCCCGGGGATACGCCGCTGGTGTTCGGACCGTACACGACGACGCAGGCCAGCACATACATCTCGACTCGGTTCCGCGGTCGGCTTGTGTCGGTGAAGGTTGAGAGCAATGACATTGGAACGTGGTGGCGGACGGGGCGCCTCCGCTACCGATGGACGGCCGATGGTCGCTTCTGATGGATACCGCAACCCTTTCTGCCATCCTGAACACGCCGCGATCGGTCTTCAATCTGGCGACGACGCAGCTATTTCTGGCGGGCAACACGACCTCGCCGGCTTATGCCACGTCTGTCGTTCTGTCGACGCAGGCGGGCTGGGTGGCGAATATCCAGGTGCTCGCGGCTGGCAGCGCGCCGGGATTTATCTATAATTGCACGAATTTCGGGGCAGTTGCGGACAGCACCAAGATAATGCCGATTCAAACCTTCCTTGGAGCGCAGCAGGGGTTCGTCAACTTCAACAGCGGGCTCGTGATGATTCCTGGGCCGGGGCAGTTGGTGAGCGCCACCTATTCGCTGCAGCCGCAGCAAGTGACGACCTGATGCCGCTTGCAAAGGGAAAATCCCAGGCGACGATCAGCGGCAACGTGCGCGAGATGATTGCGAGCGGCCATCCGCGCGATCAGGCGGTTGCTGCCGCGCTCAGCACGGCGCGGCGTTCACGGGCAGAAGGCGGGGCGACCAAGAAGCTGCACGTTGGCGCGATCCGCAGCGACGTCGCGGGCCGGAGCGATCACCTGAACGTGCATGTCCCGAATGGTGGCTACGTCCTGCCTGCGGACGTGATCAGCCATTTCGGGGAGAACAATACCGCGGCGGGGTTCAAGGCGTTCGAGCGGCTGTTTGGCACCTTCGACCGCACAAAGGCCGGCGTGCCCTACGGCGGGGAGGGCTTGCCATATGGCGGCATCGAGCCGAAGGCCAAGGGCGGCAAAGTGAAGGACGGCAGCGATCATGTGCCCATCGTGGCGGCGGGCGGTGAGATGAGCTTGCACCCCGACCAAATCCTGCGCCTGGGTCCGCTGCTGGGAATTCCCGACATGTCGCTCGAGGACGGTCACAAGATCCTCGACGCATTCGTTTTGCAGGCGCGGGCGAAGCATATCAAGACGCTGAAAAATCTCGCACCGCCCAAGAAGGACTGACCATGAACGACGTGATCGTCCGCACCGGAACGCCGGCAGACATGGCAACCCTCATGGAGATGGCCAAACTGGGCGCGCAGGAAAATGGGATGGTGCCGTTCGACATCAATCAGATCGCTAAGGAATTCTGGCCTGCGCTCCATCTTGATTTTGGAATTGTCGGCATCGTCGGGCCATCTGATGGCACGATTGAGGGCGCTGTCCTTTTGCGCATAACGACATTCTGGTATGGTTTTAAGGAAGGTCCACAAGCCAAGCCAATGATCGAGGAGAGGTGGCTTTGGACGCATCCGGATTATCGGGCCGCCAAGGGAGGGCGCGCCCGAAAACTGTGTGAGTTTGTGAAAACGACATCCGATCAGCTTGGACTGCCCCTAATGATCGGGATTTTGTCGAATATCCGCCTGGAATCGAAGATCAAGCTCTACGAGCGTGTTTTCGGCAAACCATGCGGCGTGACATGGATGTATCGACCTCCGCAGATCGCGGAAAGGGCAGCCCCGAGTGATCAAATCCTTCAAGCATCCATTTGAGCCGCAGCCCGTCTGGAACGACGGGGCGCCGCTTGAGGATTGGCTAGGCGACGAATCCGTCCCGCCGATTGCCAAGAGGCATTTGTGCTTCGGCGGTGGCAAGAGCGGTACGAGCACGCAGAGCCAATCCGGTTCTGTGAGCGGCGCACCGCAGGCGACGGCCATGGCAGACGTTGCGTGGAACCGCGCATCGGCCGCATCGAATGCGCCTTTTCAGACCTACGGCGGCGAGTTCGTGGCGCCGGTCAACCAGCAGCAGAGTACGGCGATCGGCAACATCAACAATGCCGCCGATATATACAATCCATACTCGCAGCAGGCACTGTCATCGCTCTATCCGGCCGCGCAGCAGATTTGGGGCGGCCTGAGTTCGGGGCAGCAGGGCACAGCGGGCGGTATGTACGGGACGTTCGCGAATTCGCAGCTCGATCCGAATTCGATCAGCAAGTGGATGTCGCCTTACATCCAGAACGTCGTGCAAGCGACCGAGAATCAGCAGCAGCAGCAGAACGCCATCCAGCAGAGCCAGCTTGAGGGTTCGGCCATCAACTCCGGTGCCTTCGGTGGCGATCGATCGGGTGTGGCTGCGGCGAATTTGGCCTATCAGCAAAACCTCTCCAATTCGCCCGTTATTGCCAATCTTTACAACACGGGCTTCACGCAGGCCCTTGGCACCGCGCAGCAGCAGCAGCAGACGGGGCTGTCGGCGGCCAATCAGTTCGCGAACATCGGCAACATGGGCTACACCCAGGGTCTGGGTGGCGCGCAGGCGTTCCAGGGCCTCGGCAACACCTATGCTGGCCTCGGCACGACGGCGCAGACGAATGCCCTCGGTGCGGCTGGCGCTCAGTTGGGCGCGGGCACGCTCCAGCAGCAGACCCAACAGGCGCAGGATCAGGCGCTTTACAATCAGTTCCTGCAGCAGCAGGCGTACCCGTTCCAGACGTCGCAGTTCCTCACAAACACGGCGTCATCGCTGGCCCCGATCTACGGAACCACGAGTTCGAGCACGGGCACGGCGACGCAGCCGATGTCGTTCTTCCGCCGCGGCGGGCGTGTCGATATCACCGACATGGAGATGGGCGACGACGGGCAATTCCGTCCGCGCAAGGCCGGAGGTGGCGGCCTGAGCGACGACATCGGCTCGATCCTGGCCGCCCATGCCGCGATGTATGCCCCAATGGGCGCGTCTGCGATCGGCGCGCAGGGTCCGTATGGCGTGGGGCTATCGGGCGGATCGGGTGGCCACGCCCAGATGCCGACTGTGAACCTGCCGAGCATGAGCCATCAGGCGTCCAGCAACACAGGAGTCGGGCACAGCATCGACGCGCTCAACCGGACGGCGGATTTCGGCAAGAACCTGGCGGGGCTGTATTCGGCGGGCAAGGAAGCCGCCGTCGGGAAAAAGGAAAGCAAGGGTAACCCTGCGACCGGGGGGTGGTGGGGCTACGGAGGTACGTGGGGCGCATCGGCGCCGGGAAGCGCCCCGCCGTCCCCGACATCTCAAGGATCGGCCCAGAGCGTCGTCTACACGAACTCCAACGGGCAACTGGTCGACGCTTCCGGCAACCCTGTGACGAACTATGCCAGTGGCGGTCGTGTCGGCTTTGCGAACGGCGGCCTGCCGTATACCAGCGAAATCTCCAAATCATATCTGCCGGACAGTGTCGATGAGCCGAGCGCAACGCAAACCCTCCGATCTGTATTCGGGAGTATGGGGGGTGGAAGCAGTGGCGGCGGTGGCGGTGGAAGCGGCGGCCTAAGCAGCGGCATCGGACATGGCCTGGTCGACATTTTCGGTGGTGCTGGTCTGGGCAACATGATGGGAATGGGGTCGGGGTCGATGACCGACACATTCCTCAAGCGGGGCGGCCGGATCGGCAAGGACAATGGCGGCGGTCTGTCGGACGATCCCATGGGTGCGATTCTTATCTCGCACGGCCAGATGTATGATCAGGGGCGCGATAGCCAGAAATCCAGCGATACGGGCGACGGTGGCATGAAGCCGACCCAGATGCCCGCAGTGGACCTCCCCGGAATGTCCGCGCAAGGGCCGACCAGCAGCGGGGCTGGAAATGCGATGCAGTCGATCGCCAAAATGGCTCCGATGGTTCTTTCGTTCCTGGCGAAAGGCGGTCGTATCCACAAGGAAGGCGGCGGCGGACTGACGCCGGTCAGCAACCTGATCGATCCAGATAAGGTGGCCGCGATCGAGACGGGCGGCGGCACGGATCAGAACCCCAAATTCCCGCAGGACAAAGGTGGTCCGGCAGGCCCGCATCAATTCATCCGCAAGACGTGGGGACAGTTCGCGCAGGAAAACCCTCAGTTCTTTGAAGGCAAGACGCCTGCAGAGGTCGACGCCGCGCGCAAGGATCCTGCCGTCTCCAAAGCCGCGACGATGTGGTACGCGGGCAAGAACAAGAAGGATTTGGAATCGGCTGGGCTGCCGGTCACGCCTGAAAATCTCTACCTGGCGCACGGTCAGGGCGCGGGGGGCGCGACGGCCCTTCTCAAGAATCCCGACAAGAATGTCCTTGAGGTGCTAACGCCGGTCTATGGTAGTCCGGACGTCGCCAAGAAGGCCGTGCTGGACAACGGCGGCAAGCTCGACATGACGGCCGGCCAGTTCGCCCAGACGTTCCAGAACCGCTACACAGGCGCGAAGCCGCAGCAGGTCGCCGCGGCAGATCCCGTCAACGGACCGGCCCTTTCCGCCTCGCCGCAGAGTGCGCCTCCGCAGGAAAACTGGTGGAATCGCGAGAGCGGCGGACTGTCGGGCACAGAACGCGCGGTGATCTCGCTGCTGTCCGGTCTCGGCGGCATGGCGTCGTCACCCAGCCGCTTCCTGGGCAGCGCGATACTCTCTGGCCTCGGTGCTGGCGCCGGGACCTACGGCCAACTGGCGCAGAAGGGCAAGGCGCTGGATATTTCGCAGCAGCAGGCCAATACGGCGGTCGGCAGGCTCGGCATCGAAGGCGTCAAGCAGAGTACCGAGCTGTACAACAAGCTTCTGGTGATGGCACAGGCCGCCGCGCGCAATGGCCAGCAGCCGCCCGAATGGCTAACCAGTCAATTGCGCAGCCTGTCCCAGGCGCTCTACGGCTACATGCCGGGGCCCGGACAGGGCTTGAGCGCCGGGCAGGGCGCACCGAGCGGCGGTCCTGGCTTGGGCGTGTCCCCTCCGGCCCTGCCGACGCAGGGCGTTCCCCCGCCGACGCCCGTGAAGGTCGCGCCGCTGCCTGCCCCGGCTGGATCACCGACCCCGCCGCCGCAAGGAGGCGCCCCGCCGACTCCTCCGGCGACAGCAAACGCGCCTCCGCACACGCCGGGCACGCCGCCCGCGGCGCCTCCGCAGATCGCTGCGGTCATGCCGAAGATGGACTTCAGCCAACTGCCCAACGAGAAGAACCCTGATTGGCTGATGGAGCGTTCGCGAGAGCAGGGTGCTTTGGGCAATGGCGAGGCAGCCGACAAGTTCCGCAACGAAGCGCAGGCGCTTTACGACAGGTACGGCAACGAAGGCCACGCCATGGTCAACGGCCAGGTCGTAGCCATTCCCGGCTGGGACCAGATGCAGGCGTGGAAGCAGCGCATCCCCGAGAACCAGAAGTACATGAACGAGCAGGCCGATCAGTCCATCGCCCGCAATCGTGCGCGTCAGCAACTCAACACTATCGCGAAGGTGATGGAGTTCTATCAGACGGGGGCCCTGTCCGATTTCAAGGCCGAGGCGCAGGCTCTGGCCAAGTCGCTGGGCATCGATGTCCCCAACACTGCGGGAATGAATGCCGCTGCCTATCAGGAGTTTATGAAATCAGCCATCCGCAATGCCTTCGCAGACGTGAAGGACATGGGCGGCAAGCCGTTGGTCACTGAGATCGATAACTCGATGCGGGCCACGGCGAATCCGGGGCTGCAGCCCGAGGCCAACAGGAAGATCATTGCCATGTTGTATGGGCAGCTCGATCAGGCGGACAAGTTCGGCAAGGAATTCGGTGCCGCGACGTCGGCCAATCCGGGCATTCAGCGTCAGCAATTCGCTGCTGACTGGCTGAACAAGAAGGAAAACGATCTCACTGCCATTGCCGATGAAAGAGAGCGTGGACTTGCCACGCGCGGCGCTACGCCTGACCTGAAAGACGTTCAGTTGGACCACACGTACATCATAGAGCCGGGACAGGAGGCCAAGTACGGCTTGCCCCTCGATATGCTGAAGGGGCGCGGGCCGACAAAGATGAAGCGCGTTCAGGGACCAGACGGACAGCTTGGCTGGAAGCCGGTTCAATAATGCCGCCCGATCCTCTTCCTGATTTCATTCCGGACGTCAATGGGAAGAAGGCTCCGGCCGCTCTTCCCGAATTCATTCCGCAGGCGAAGCCGGATGAGCGCCCGCTTGCCAATCGTCCAAACGAATCTGGCGTCTCTGGCACGCTGAAGAACCTCGGCACGTCGATCATCAAGGGGCTGCCGCACGTTCCGTCTCCGGCCAATCCGGTGTTCGTGAGCGATCTGCAGGGCCTGACCGACTATCTGGTGATGCGCGGGCATTCGATCGCGAGCGGCAAGTCCATGGAGGAATTGCAGCAGCGCCGTGCGGCGTTGCGCAAGCAGGCCGAAGACACACCGATCGGGAGGGCGCTGAGTTTTATTCCAAAGACGCCGACGGGCGAACAGGTCGTTGCGCCGATCCTCGAGCGTACGGGCGAGTACGTGCCACAAAGCACACCGGGCCGCATCGGATCTACGGCAGTGCAGGCTGCCACCAGCATGAGCCCTGGCAAGGCTGGCGCTGCGTTGGCCAAGCGCATTCTGATGGGCGCCACTACGGGCGCGGCGGGTGAAACGGCGACCGAATACACGGGTGATCCTCTCGCCGGAATTATCGCCTCGAGCGCGACGCCGTGGGCGATAGCGAAGGCCGCCAAGTACTCCAAGCCGATCATCGACGAATATCGCCCGTCGCAGGCTTCAAAGACCGCCGATGCGCGGCTGCTTGCAGAGACGAAGGACCTGGAGCAGGCGCTGCGCCGTCTCGCCCATCCGGAGCAGACGATTGTGCCGGGCAGCGATCCTTCGACCGCCGAGGCAACGCTGGACCCTGGCTTGATCGCCGCCGACAAGATGGCGAAGGCGAAGACCGCGCAATACCAGATGGCGCAGAAGGCTCGCGAGGCGCGGCAGAACACGGCGCGTCGCGACCTGATCGACCAGAACGCAGATGCGGGTGCCGACCCCGTGGCGGTCTCCAATCAGTTCCGCAAGTACGTCAAGGACGTCGAAGCGGAGCATCAGCAGCGCGTGGGCGAACTGGAGAAGAAGGCCAAGGATCAGGCGAGCGGCATTGCCAAGGCCGACCTCGACGAGAGGGGCCAGAGCCTGCGCACCGGACTGAGCGAGACAAAGGGGGGCGAGCAGAAGCGGCTGGGTGCCTTGCTGGACTCAATCGATCCGGACGGGAAACTGCATGTGGTGGCATCTCCGGTGCTGGATCGGGTGAACGAAATTCTGAGGGAGCCTAATCGCGACCTGGCTCCCCATAGCGCGCTTGCCGAGGAGGCGCTTAACAAGGCCGCGAGCCTGAAGGGTGTCGTGCCATTGGCTCGCCTGCGTGCCTTGGATCAGGCCCTGACGAAGCTGATGAAACAGGCTGGTGGTGCGTCGCAGGACCCTGGCTATGCCGACATCGTGAGCCTGAAGGGGGCTGTGAAAGACGCATTGGCCAATGCTGTCGAAAATCAGGTAAAATACGAGGCAGAAAGAGTGGCGCGGGGTGAGATGGCCCCGGAGGACACGTTTGCTCATAAACTTCGTCAACACGTCGATGCCTTCTACGAGGACAAGGCACGTACATCTGCTTCAGCAGGAACTGAAGCGGATGCCGCGCTACGATCAGGTACTGTTTCTGAACCGGCTCGAGGCGTGTCCGGACGAGGAACTGAGGCAGGCGGCGAAGGACTGCCGAGTCCTAATCTGGAGCCCGACACCGCACAACGACTAGCGGCGGCCAACAAGCAATACGGCGAGTTCAAGTCGCTGTACGGCACCGAGCCTCTGGCGGGCGCACTGAAGATTCGCGACGGCGGCATGAAGGGGGACTATCGGCCCCCGGACGCCAAGGTGGCGGCCTCGGCCTTTCCGGCGGGGGACAACGGCTACAACGCGACGGCGATTTGGCTCAAGGGCAACAAGTCGCCCGAGGCGCTTTCGGATATCAAGGCGATCGCGATTTCGCGCCTGCGCGAGATGATGAAGGGCGAGACGCTGGATCCGGACGTGCTGAACAAGTGGCGCGCCAAGTACGGGCCGGCGCTGAAGGCGATCGACGAGGTCTCGCCGGGCTTCTCCGACAACTTCAACACTCCCGCCTCGACCGGCCGGGCACTCAACCGTGCCATGGAGGACCGGGAGATCGCGGTGAAGGAGGCGCAGCAGGGTGAAGCCGCGCGGTTCCTGAACCTCAAGGATGCCGACGATGTGCGCGCGATGGTGGGAACCGCCATGAGCGCCAAGAACAGCGGCCAGCGCATGGGCGAGATCGTAGACCGCATGAAGGGCAACGATGCCGCCCTGGCGGGTTTGCGCAAGGCGGCGGTGGACTGGCTGCTGGGGCGCACGGGCGCATCCAATGCCGGCATGAGCCTTGAGAGCGAGAACTTTCTCAGCACCGACAAGATCACCAAGTTCGTCGACGCCAATCCCAGCGCCATCCAGAAACTGTTCGGTGACGAAGGTCTGATGTACCTGCGTGCCGTGACCAAGGACATGCAGCGCACGCAGCAGGTTCTGTCGGCGCAGTCGACGGCGGGTTCGGACACGGCGTCCAAACTGTTCGGCAACATGCTCGACCGCTTCCAGAAGCATCAGGAGGGCGGCACGGTTTCGGATGCCCTCAATCTTGTGTCGGCCGGCGAGTTCTTCCACGGCGAGCCCCTGACGGCCGCCAAGATCAAGATCGGCCAGAAACTGTGGGAAAAGGCGCAGGGCCTGCTCGACGCGCAGCGCGCCAAGGTCAACGAAAAGATCGTATCCCTGATGATGAAGGGGCTCGACAATCCCGCGGTCGCCAAGGTGATGCTGGAGCGGGCGATCGACGCGCAGGGCAGGCCCAACATCGAGGCGTTCACGAAGCTCTATCAGTTGCTGGGCGCGACGCAGCAGGCGGAAGAGGCCGAGCGCCGCGGGCGCGCGTCCGGCGGGAAGGTCCAGCGGATCGACCATGCGGCCAAGGCATCGCAGTTGCTTCGCCTGGCAGAGAAGGCCAAGAAGGCGCACGGGCGTTCGACGGAGAAGCTGCTGCGCTATCCCGATGAGCTAATAACCAGCGCGCTGAAGCTCGCGAATCAGGAACCCTGATCCATGACCGTCAATAAGCTCCTCAGTACACCCGCGCATGGATCCTTTGTCGACGACTGGGACCAGCCGCTTAACGCCAACTTCGTCAACATCGACGAAGCCTTCGGCAACTACACGACGCTCAATACAACCGGGCTGAGCGGCACCATAGCGTTGACGGCCTCAATGTGCGTGCCGCTAGGTTTTGTGATGACGGGCACGCCTTCCGGCAGCATCGTCTACACAACGCCAGCCGGCGTGGGCGGACTGTGGCCGATCCGCAATCAGGCGACGCTTGGCGCCAGCATCACGATCGGCTTCGCCTCGGCCTCGGGAGGTTCGACGGTCAACATTCCTGCCGCGACGAACATTGCCGTCTCTGCCACGGGCGATTCTGCGGGCATGGTCGACATCGACACGGGCGCGGGATCGGCGGCGGGTTCGAACACCCAAATTCAGGTCAATGTTCTCGGCACGCTGGGCGGCTATTCGACCTTCACCTTCGATGGGACGACGTTCCACACGCCGCAATTGACGGTCGATGGCAATGCCATCATCGGCTCGGGCGCAGGCTCGACGCTGCGTATCAACGGCACGGCGATCGCGACGCCGAACGGCTTCAATTTCAACACTGGCGCGTTCCAGATGAACGCCGGGGGCATGCTGGGCATCGGCACCGCGCCGACGGCGGCTCTTCTGACGATCGGCGGCCTGCTGAACATCACGTCTGGCGGACTTAAATGGGGGAACGGTCTCACGCAGACGACGTCGCAGGTGCTCCAAATATCGACAACTGGCACCACGGCATCATCGACGGTTGCCGGCATATACAACACGACGACAGGCGTAGCGCCCACGACGGCGGGAGGTGCGGCTGTTGCTGCGCTGGCCAAATCGTTCACACCGCAAAGTTCATCGAGCACCCTGGAAATCGAAATCGTCGTCAAGGGTACCACTGGGGGCGGCGGGAATGACTGCTTTTGGCTCTGCTTGTTCAGGGGTTCGACGTTGGTCGATTTTGCTCCGTGGGAGTTGTTTCCTGGTACGGGCCAAATGGACACGATCACGCTGAAAACGTGGCTGGCATCGCCCGGCACCAGCGCGCAAGCATTCACGGTTCGCATAGGCTCAAATGGCGGAAATGCCTTTTACGTGAACTCCACGAATAATGGCACCATCATCGATCAGGCAGGACTGACCTCGTGGATTTCAATTAAAGAGCTGCTGGCAGGGTAATTACCGCTAATTGGGGCTTGACTTAACCAGACCCACAAGCAAATACTCGCGTCGTCCCGCTCCCCGGTGTGAGCGGCTTTGATTTCCCAGACCCAAGTCGCCTCGGCGCGCTGATGACGGTCCCTCATGGAGCGGCATTGCGCCATGGCGAACACCCAAAGCCCATTCGGCTTCAGCGAGATTTACGGCGGGTCGGGCGGTGCTCCGACCATGGCTCAGAGCGTCCGACGCATCGCTTCGACCAACTCGACCGCGATCTACTACGGCGATCCGGTCATGCCGGTTGTCTCATCGGCCAACGGGTACATCACCCAGGCGGCGGCAGGATCAACGGCGGTGGCCGGCATCTTCGTCGGCTGCGAATACACCTCGGTGTCGCAGAAGCGGAAGGTCTGGAACCGCTATTGGCCCGGATCGGATGCTTCCGGTGACGTGACCGCCTACGTGATCGACGATCCCAACGCCCAGTTTCTGGTGCAGACCTCCGGCACGTCATTCACGGTCAGCGGCACCGTGACGGCCTTCGGCACCTCGCCGGTCGGCAAATACTGCCAGTTCAACATCGGCACCGGCAACACGGCCAACGGCCTGTCCGGCGCCTTCGTCGACACGCTCGGCACGACCATCACCTACCCGTTCATCATCCGCGACATGTGGATCGGCCCCTCCAACGGAGGCGATCCACTCACGCAGTACTGCAACGTGATCGTCGGGTTCAACAACGAGGTCTGGCGCACCAACGGTGCTGGCCCGACTGGTATCAGCTAAGGGAGCCACGTTCTCATGACGAACGCTCCCTATGTCGAGTATCGGGCCCATGTCCCTCTCCACTCTAAGGCAGGAGACTAAGTTATGCCCGTCAATCTAGCCGCCATAAAAGATTTGCTCCTCCCCGGCCTCCGCGGAGTTGAGGGCAAGTATGAGCAGATACCGAGTCAGTACGACAAGGTCTTCACCAAGTTCGACTCCAAGATGGCATTGGAGCGCACGGCCGAAATGCGCTACCTGCCGCTCGCCCAGCTCAAGACGGAGGGTGGGCAGACGCAGTTCGACAACAACGCAGGCGAACGCTACGTCTACAATCAGGAGCACATCGAGATCGCGCTTGGCTACGCCATCACCCGCAAGGCGATCGACGACAACCTCTACAAGACGCAGTTCCATCCTTCCAACCTGGGCCTGCGCGAATCCTTCCACCAGACGAAGGAAATCTACGGCTTCAACGTCTTGAACCAAGGGCAGACCTACAATTCAGCGGTCGGCGGCGACGGCGTGGCACTGTTCTCCACGGCGCATCCGATCGACGGCAGCACCTACGCCAACACGCCGACGGTGCAGGTCGATCTCAACGAGGCGACGTTGCTGAACGGCATGGTGGCCGTCCGCACCAACTTCCTCGATCAGGCCGGTCTGAAGACTTTCGCGCGTGCCCGCAAGTTGCTCGGGCCGCCGCAGCTCGAGCCGACGATGATCCGTCTGACCAAGACGGAGCTTCGCCCCGGCACGTCCGACAACGACGTGAACGCGATCCTGATGACCGCGGGCGGCCTGCCCGAGGGCTACATGGTCAGCGACTTCTTGACCTCGCAGTTCGCTTGGTTCCTGCTGACCAACATCCAGGGCCTCAACTACATGGAGCGCATCCCTTACGAAACTGACATGCAGGTCGACTTCGTGACGGACAACCTTCTGGTGAAGGCTTACGAGCGCTACAGTTTTTCTTATTCGAACCCGCGCTCTGCCTACGGTTCGTTCCCCACTTCGTAAGGAAGGTCCATGACCGCATCCACTTGGTCCGGCCCGCTCCTGAGCGGCCCGCAGAAAGACCAGACGGGCAGCAGCACGGATCCCTACAATCAGGGGTTCGCTCGACTGACGCAGATCGCGAACATCGCATTCAACACGACCGGAAACGGCAGCACGGCGACGGTGCAGAACGTCCTGCTCAACGTGCCGCCTGGCTGTCGCATCCAGTCGTTCGATATCGACGTGCTGACGGCGTACAACTCTGCCTCGAGCGCGACGTTCTCGGCTGGCATTACGGCGGGCGGAACGGATTACGTTTCGGGCGTGGACGTGAAGACCTCGACGGGTCGCAAGGCGCCGACCTACACGGCGGCGCAGTTGGCGGCGATGTCAGGCCAGAGCGTGACCGGCACGGCTGCGGCGATCGCGGCACCGGGCAACGTCTACTTCACCGTCACGTCCTCTGGCACGCCGACGGCGGGCTACGTGACCGTCGCCATCAACTACGTTCAGCTCGTCTAGGAGGGCACCATGAAGGGCCACAAGCATTCTCGGAAGCACAAGGCCGCTGGCGGCAAGATGGAGTCGGCGTCCAAGGGCGACGATACCTGGGAGAAGGACGAGACTGACAAGCCGATGCGCTATACGGCGGACTCCAACGTCAACAAGGAAGGCGAGGAGCGCAAGCACGGCGGCCGCACGAAGAAGAACAAGGGCGGCATGGTCCATCACCTGGGCAAGCTGCACGGCAAGAAGCCGCATCACCACGCCGGTCGCAAGCCGCGCAAGGCGGGCGGGCGGGCGGGCAGCGACTCGCACCCGCTGAGTTCGGCTCATCGCGGCACGCACCCCAAGGACGCCCCAAAAAATCAATACGAGATCGACTAGCCTTGGTGTCCCTTCAGCAGGGAGTTTGAAGCGCAAGAAGGAGCCCGCATGCGTCCCATCACTGTATCCGTTGGTCCGAATGCGGCAGACAATGCTACCTCTTCTTGGGTGCGCTTCGATGATTGGGGTCCGTCCTATATCTCCATCCAGTGCGATGTGAGCGGGACGGTCAACTACACGATCCAGTCGACGCTGGATGATCCGAATTCCCCGACGAACCCGGTCGCTGTCAACAGCGTGACTTGGGTGAACAGCAGCGACACGGCTGCGGTCGGGGCCACGGGCGCCATCCAGAGCAATTTCCTGTTTGCGCCGACCTATGCGCGCATCCTGAAGAACAGCGGGGACGGGACGGTCAAGGCGACGTTCCTGCAAAGCGGCGCGAACTAATGTCGTCGTTCCGTCGTCCTTCGGGCTTCTCCCTTGGAGGCGGCCTGTCGGTTGGCGGCGGTCTGTCGGCGGGGAGCGGGCTCAGTCTTCCGTCCGGCGGTGGTCCACCGCCCTACGTCGCGCCTGCGGTGCATTTCAACGGCGCGACGTTCCTTCGTAACGCGGCTCTCGCCTCGATCGACAGCCCCGTTTTCTCCTTTTCCTATTGGGTGAAGATACCGGCTGGGGCGCCGGATGCCCTCAACGCGATTTTTGTAGTTGGTGCCGAGTCGTCTGCCAGTGCCGTGAATATCTCTGGAGGCGTTCCGGCGGGTACTACTATTGTGAGCGATGGCATGACGGGACTTGAACTGGATGTTCCGAACCCCTTTTCTGCTGGATGGGTGAACATTATCGGCTCGTTCAACCTCTCCGTCGACAATGCCTACAAGGCAAAAATCTATGCCAATGATGTCGATGTGACGGGGACCTTTTCCTCGGATGTTTCGATTGACATCTTGTCTAACGGCCTGCCTTTCAACGTGGGTGGCGAGGCGTCAGCCAATTGGCTGACGGGCGACATGGCTGACCTCTGGGTCGCGCCGAATGTCTCGTTGCTCGATGGCGGTGGAGCCATTCCCGAGGCCACCCGTCGCTTGTTCATCTCGGCCACCGGCAAGCCAGTCAATCCGACGGGCTTCCCTGCGAGCGCCATTCTGTTTTCCGGCGACGCGACAACCTTCGCCACCAATCAAGGAAGCGGCGGCTCGTTCACGACGACCGGCACACTGACCAACGCATCATCGAGCCCGAGCGACTAAGGAGAATTGAAGTGAGCGACTATCCGTATCTGGAAGATTTCCTCAATCACTACACCGGCAAGCGCGCATCGCAGGCTGTGCGTGACGATCTCACCAATCTTCTCATCAGGGTCCATGATTCGCTGGACGCCACCACGGGCGTTCGTTCGCAGGACGGCATTCCGGGCTATCAAGTGCTGTCGCACACGGGCGGCACGTTTCCGGCTGCGACCTCACCGCCGACTGGCCCGGTCTATATCGACGTGGCGACGCCGTTCACCAACGTCATCGACAGCTTCACGCAGTCCTACCAGCATCCTGATGGACAGAGCCCGCTGGTGCCGCCGGTCACGGCGCGGTTCACCTACACGCTCAATCCGCACGGCAATGACGACGGCACCGTCCGCATCTACGGATGGGACAGCGCCGGCAATCCGACGGCACCGGGCGCCGACGAGACCTTCCGGTTCTCGTTCACCGGCCAGATCCTTATTCCGCAGTAAAGGACGGACGTTTGGCAATGCGTCGCCTCTCCCTTTTTGCGGCAATTGTCAGCGCTTTTCTGGCGTGGCCGGTCGATGCGCAGCAGACCGTGCTTCGCATCGGGGGTACTCCCGTCCAGGGAGGTACGGCGGGCAATTGTCTGACGATCGGCAATGCGGATCCTATCAGCGGCATGCTGCTCAACAATGCGCCCTGCAGCAGCGGCTCAAGCGGCGTTTCGACCTTCTCGGCCGGCTTGACGGGGCTGACGCCGAATTCGGCGACCACTGGCGCAGTGACGCTTGGGGGCAATCTCAGCCTGACGGCCATGGCGCAGATCGCGGCCAATACGCTGATGGGCAATGCGACGTCCGGCACGACGACGCCCCAGGCCATTGCGGTGCCGTCATGCAGTGGCGCGACCAATGCGTTGGGATGGACGACAAGTTCGGGTTTCTTGTGCAACAACATCTCTGCAGGCACCGGCAACGTCGTCGGCCCAGCATCGTCGACAGACAATTTGGTGGCGACGTTCGATGGCACGACCGGCAAGCTGCTCAAGAGCACCGGCACCCCAGCATTGGGAACGCCGACATCCGCGACGCTGACCAATGCGACGGGCCTCCCGATCGGCAGCGGCGTCTCCGGCCTGGGAACCGGCGTGGCGACCGCCCTGGGCGTGAATGCGGGCGCCGCCGGAGCCTTTGTCGTGAACGGTGGCGCTCTTGGCACTCCATCGGGTGGCACGGCAACTAACCTTACAGGCTTGCCGACGACCGGCCTTACAGGGACGTTGCAAGCAAGCCAATTTCCGGCGCTGACCGGCGATGTTACGACCAGCGCGGGCGCGCTTGGCACGACGCTGGCGACGGTCAACAGCAATGTTGGTTCATTCGGCTCGGCGACACAGGTCGGCACGTTTACGGTAAACGCCAAGGGCCTAATTACTGCCGCAGCCAACGTTACGGCAACACCAGCAGTAGGATCGATAACTGGCCTGGGCACGGGCGTTGCTACGGCGCTTGCCGCTAACGTAGGAAGCGCGGGCGCTCCGGTGCTGTTCAACGGGGCGGGCGGAACTCCTTCTTCGCTCACGCTTACCAACGCGACCGGCCTGCCCATTGCTGGCCTGACCGGGAACCAAGCGAGCTATGTCTGGTCGAGTTCTGCAGCGTCAGGCTCGACGGTTTCCTTCACCAGTTTGTCTTGCGAAGACGTGCTGATTTACGTCGATGGCGTCACGATCACGACCAGCACTGCCGATCTGAACATTCTCTTTTCGACCAACAACGGGAGTACTTACACCAGCGCTTCGCGCATCAACGTAACGGCTTCGGCACTGACGACGTCGGCCGTTTACCTGACCGAGTGGATCACCGGATTGCGCGGCGGATATGTAAGAGCATTCGGCGGCGAAAGCACGACGGGCAATCCCAATTCGACCCCGAACGTCTCGACCGCTGGACCGCGCACGATCATGTTCGCTCCCGCAGCGCAGGTGAATGCTATCCGGTTCGCGCCCAGCGCCAGCACGTTTGCCGCTGGAACATTGAGGATCGGTTGCCGTGGCTAATGTAATCCAGATTCCGCAGCTCCCCGCCGCAACGGCGCTGAACGGTTCCGAGCAATTGGAGGCCGTGCAGGCGGGCGTCTCGGTCCGGATTACGACGGATCAGATCGTTGCTCTGGTGCCGGCGCCCATCCCGCCGCCGCCAGCCATATGGCCGGTTGGCCACGCTATTTTCATCGGGGCCTACGCCAACCTGACATCTGGACTGCTCACCAGTGCGCAGATGTACACCATCCGGACGGACTACGGCCTTTATCAGACGTTCGGCAAGAGCACCTGGACGGCATGGCTCGACATCATTCCGCCGACCACCGTGACGGCGGGGCCGATTGAGGTCCGGGTCGATGGCGGCATGAATGGGGTGACCCGCGGCGAGCATCCTGCGGCGGGCACATGGACGCTGGCGGCGGGACAGGATCCACTCGGCAACAACAATCCGTTCTGCTTTGAGATCGTCGGCTCAACATTCGTCGCTGGTTGCTTTTACACCAAGGGGCACCTGTACGTTCAGGGCACGCCGATCGATGCGGCGGCGCCGTTCAATGCGTTCACGGAAGAAGTGCTTACGGTTGGTCCCGGAACGATCTGGCTGCCGGCTGGATGCCTCTGGGCGCAGAGCAAACCCCTTTACTTTCCGGGCAACTGCAGCCTGATCGGCCACGGCGGCTACAACACCACCATCGTGCTGGCGGATACTTCCCTCCAGCCGTCCGGCAAGAAGTTCCATAACGTACTGGCCACGGGCGTGGCGACATCGATCAACAATCGCGACGTCAGCGAAGTCCGCATCCAAGGCATGAGGTTGCTCGGCAATCGAGCTCGCCAACGGTACGGCGTGGGCGGCTCGCTCGCTGCGTTCGGAGGGAATACCGACAACGGCGTGCCGATCTCGATGTGGCTCGATGATTTCGGCGGTGCCGGCGCTGCGGGTTACTTCATGCAGTTCGGGGGCCACAACTTCAAGCAGCGCCTCCGCATCGGTCGCATCGAGATGGCGTGGTCGGACTCCGATCTGATCGACGTGAAGAACCGCGAAAACCTGAACGAGGTCATCTTCGCCAACCAGATGGATTTGCGTTGGTGGGCAATGGGCGATCAGGGCACCAACCTGCGGCCGACGATTGCGCTGCCGACGAATGCGATCACCACCACGATTAATAGTAATCGCGTCACGATTTCGACGGACCTTCTTGGCAACAAGATGACGCCGGGCGATGTGGTGACGATCAGCTCTGCGACGTCCGGCAACGGCATCGATCCGAATGGGTCTTGGCCCGTTTTCGACACGAGCGGTGGCTTGGTAACGCTCTCTGTGAATCCTCAGACAGCGTCGGGGACGGGCGGCATCGGCGGATCGAGCGCGGTCGCTTTTGCGCCGGAGATTTCCGTGGGCGACGTGCCGCTGGATCTCCGCGGAATCGGCTGGGTCGTGGATACGCTGTGGGCCGAAAGCATGATCTACGGTCGCAATGGTCCGCGCCAGCGCGGCGGCACCGGAGCGAACGCCGACGGCATTGGCGGCGTGAATGCGATCTTCAAGAATATGTTCGTTACCGATCTCAGCCCAGATCCAGTAGGAATGACCACGGGTTCCTGTCGGGGCATGGTGACGGCGCTCGGCGACGGCCTGACGATTGGAACGCTCAATCTCAGCGCGCCCAATGGCGGCGGCGGCGTTGGCATTCACACGGCTGCAACGGCGACCAACACGCGCATCGACAATTTGACCACTGTCGGCCTCTCAATTCCGGTGAAGTTCGAGGGCGATAAGGGCGTCATCTTCCGGGGCCGCTTCATCGATACGACATTTAAGAACACTGAGGTCTTCGGGGGCACCAGCAACAATCGGGTCGACCTCATCACCGACCCATGCTCTGGCACGACCAGCAGCAACATCGTCACGATTACCTGCGATGGGCCACACGGGGAGACGACGGGCGCGAAGGCTGGGTTCATCAATCTGACCAACGGCAATGGCATCATCATCCGTCGCTCCAATGTCCTGCCGTACTATCCGATCACAGTCCTGAATGACACGCAGTTCACCATCGTGGCGGATGGTTCCATCATCAATGGTGCCGTTACATGGGGCGGTCCTGCGGCCTCGGTCCGCTTCAACGGCGATCCCCATACGGCGACCGGCAATGAGTTTCACCACCTGACGTTTGAATATAGCGATCCGGACCTTGCAACAGGCATCATCGGCCTGTCGATCGGCGCGCAGACGCAGGCCGATGGCAGCGTGAGCATTGGTCAGGCTGACGGGACCATCGTGCATTTCGTGCGAGATGAGGGATCGCAATTCCCGCGTCAGGATTTCGGCACAAATACCGATTACGTGATTGGCAATGCTGGCGGCATTCCGAATCAACCGGCACTGGACATCCTTGATGTGCCGCCGTTGTCGTCGTCGTCGATCACGAACAATCTGCTGTTCGAGTACGGCCCCATTCTATCCAGTGCCGCCTATGTTTCTGCCATCACGATCACATCTCTTGATTCCTATGAGGAGCTGTTGATCGAAATCGAGGGCGTCCAGCACAATTCCGGCTCCGGTCAGAATTGGGGAATCGAGTTCTCGACGGACAACGGCGATACATGGCTAGCGAGCACGTCTGACTACCAGCGCATCGGCACGACGAACGCGAGCAAGCTGATCTTCTGCGGGTCCATCGTTGCCGGGCTCTCTCTCTCAGGACTTATTCAGATCACGAACTTCAATCTTTCGGCGCAGCGGACGGAAGTGTGGATCAACGGCGGCCAGGATGGGGCGGCCACGGGCGCGCAAAACGCCAACGGTTATGCGGTCGTTCCACAGAAGCACAACGCCGTGCGAATAATTCCGGGCGCGGGACAGATCACGGGTGGCGCTGTCCGCGTCTACGGCAAGCAAGGAGGCGACATTGGCAATTAACTGGGGCTGGGGTCCGCCGATCCAGACATGGACCTACGCGTCCGGCGTGGCTGAGGTCGACTTCACGAACCTCGGACTCAACAACCGGATTATGATCGAGATTGAGGACGTGCAGCACAGCTCCGGGACACCGGATCTCTGGGTGCAGGTGACGGAGGACAACGGCGCAAGCTGGGTGAGCAGCAGCGGAAATTACGTTCGGTGGGGCGTTGCCCTGACCAACCAGAGCGCCATCGTCATGGCGTCGGCCATCCCGACATCGACCGCGACGTCGGGCATGCTGATCCTCAACAGCTTCAATGCGACCCGCAAGTCGACGCTCAACATCAACGGCGGACGGGACGGCTCGGCATCGGGCCTGCAGCAGATGGGCGGGCGCGTCGATCGCGCCGTCGCGCGCAACGGGGTGCGACTTCTGTGGTCGACGAGCACGAACATCGTCGCCGGGTCGATCAACATCTACGGCATGCCGTGAGAACCTTTCTCATCGGTAGCGCGGTGGTGTTCACCTAGATATGCGAATGCAGCATAAATGGAGTGTGTTATCATTATCCGTGCAAGAACATGGGATGATGAAATGAATCTCCGGGAGTGGCTTTCCGCACATTTGGACGACCTTGGGGCGACCATACTGATTGCCGTTCTGGTGGCGGCACTTGTGGGCTTCATCAAGCGTTCTACTGGTGCTGCCGTGTTCATTTCATGTTCGGCGGCGACGATGCTTGTACTGATCTTCTATCCGTGGGTTAGTAACTTGGGATACCGCTGGGATCAGGTGGTCCCGGCTCTAGGCGTTGCTGCCGGATTCTGCGCGGTGTCGCTGTTCAAGATTGCCATGAAGTTTTCCGACAAGCTGGGAGAGAAAGACGGCGAGCTCGCCGAAGAACTGCTGAACAGGGCCAAGAGCCTGATCCCTGGAAGGGACAAGCCATGAATGGGCACTTCAACGAATGGCTCTGGAGCGTCATCAACGACGCTGGGTGGGGATGGTGGATTCCCTGCTGGCTGCTCGCCATCAAAAACATGGTTTGGCTGTCGATGCTTACCGCTCCTGTCACGGGGATCGGACGGGCTGCCCGGACCTTCGCGTGGCTGGCTCATATCCCGATGGCCTTCATCCCGCTCTACAATGCACTAGGTTGTGTGGCCCTTCCCCTGATGCTGATCGCCAACAACATCCTCTACATCCAGCTATGGCTGGCCTGCCGGGAACAGAGGAAGCGTCAGTCTCCGAATCTCCGGCATGGAGCGCGGCGCGTCCTTCAGAGCATAGTCGCGCCGCAGTAGCCTACACGGCCAGATTGCGCCATAATTCGCGGCATGGACCCCAAGACGACGCGCGGTTACCTCAATAACAATCCGGGCAACATGGACCGCTCCGACCCTCCAT